AGCAGATCACGGGCGAATTTGTCGGTGGACCGCAATGGACACACGGCGTGCCGCAAACGTGGGATGATATCGCCGCCGTCCTGACTGGATGCCTCAATATCGCTCAGTCAAACAAGGAGTTTGGTCTGAGTTTCCCTGTCGGGGACGGACTTCCAACCCAAGAATAACAGCAGCACTGCGCGGCAAACGCGCAGGCATTCCTTTGTGTTTACAGGCACTAAAATGACAGAAATTCAATACGTTACCCTTGATCATATCGAGGTTCCGTCTGATCGGGCGCGTGATTTCGACCCTTCATGGGCAGAAGTCTTGGCCGCGATCATCGCGGAGCAAGGCCTTTTGCATCCGATCCGGGTTCGGGCGGATGGCGACGGCTATCGGTTGATCGCCGGTCGCGTGCGCCTTGAAGCGTATCGCCTGCTGGACAGAGCACATATTCCAGCCACGGTTTCCAATGCCCAAACTGACGACGAGGCTCGGCTGGAAGAGGTGATGGAAAACCTTGGCCGGTCGGAACTGATCGCTCTGGACCACTGCCATCACCTCTATGATCTGAAGCAGGTTTGGGAGCGCATGCACCCCGAAACCAAAAACGGCGGTGACAAAAACGTCAAGAAGGGTCAGGAGGACACCAGATTACCAACTTGGGATTCTGGTAAAGAGGTCTTCGGATTTTCCAAGGCATTCGCGGAAAAGGTCGGCCTAAGCCGCACGGCAATCTCGCGCGCTGTCAAAATCTGGTCTGACCTGACGCCTGATAGCCGCCAGCGCCTGATGGGCACGCCTTGGGCGGTAAAACAGTCCGAACTTGTGCTGCTTTCGGGCGAAAAGCCCAAGCGCCAAGCCGAAATCCTCGACAAGCTGTTGGCGCAAAACGCCCGCGTCTCCTCGGTGGCCGATGCGATGGGCTTGCTCAATAACGGCGTCATCTTTGATGATGTCGAGCGCAAATTCCTGACGGCCAACAAGGTTTTCGGGAAGCTGGCCGATCCAGTGCTTGATCGCCTGATCGCCGCCAACGAGGAACGCATCGTCGCCTCCCTGCAACGTCAGGGTCGCATCTGATGTCACGCCGCCGCGATCCTTTGACCAAAGACCTGTTTAGCTGGCAGCCGCCTCAGGTGGCTGTGGGCTATGGGGCTGAGGTCATGGGTCGCGGTCGGTTGGACAACAAGATCGCCCGCCTGATCGCCCATTCCCTACGGCAGGCCCGTGATGAGCAGAAGCTGACGCGGTCTGACGTGGCGCGGCGCATGTCTGAATACCTCGGGCGCACCGTCAGTGAGGCGATGCTGAACAAATGGTCGTCGGAGGGTTCCGAAGACCACCGCATTTCACTCGATGCCTTCATTGCGCTGGTCGATGCGACCGGGGCGCAAGGATTGCTCGGGTTTGTGCCCGGCGAATTCGGGCTGACTGTCATCGAGAGCGAATACGCCGAAATGATCGAAGAACAATTGCTTGATGAGCACATTGAAGAAATGCAGGCCCGCCGTGGTGTGTTAGCCGCCCGCCGGAAGGTGCGGAAATGACGCAGGTTTACTTCACAGCGCGTGAGCTGGCTGACTGTGCAGCGAAGCGTGGCATCACGGCTTTTCCACAGACCGAGCGCGGCGTGCGCATTGTCGCAGAGCGCGAGGGTTGGAACGATCTTCCACCAAACCTTTGCCGTAAGCGTGCCGGGACGGTTGGTGGCGGCGGCCGCGAATACCACCAGTCGTTGTTGCCAGAAATGCTTGCTGCGGCTTTGACCAGCACGGATGTCAGAGTGCAACTTACCAAGGTGCATGCCAATGAGACGGCAGCGGATGAGCGCCAGATGGCCGCTTTGCGCGCTGCTGCACTGCCAGCCGGTCCGCGTGCGGTGATGCTGGCGCGCGCTGAAATTCTGCGTTCGATTGAAGGCTATGCTATCGCCAATGGCGAGAGCAGGGCTTGGGGCATCGCCCGGTTTTTGGATGCGCAAGAGGCATGGGCCAAGCGTCAGGAAATCGAAGCGCGCCGCGATACTGGTTTTTTGCTGACAGGTCGCGAAATCGACAGTCTTGGCCGCGCGCTGGTTTTGACAGGCGATGACGGTTTCCAGATCGCACCCGCCACGGTGGCGGCGGCGAATGATCGGCGGTCAAAGGCAAAAGTCTCCCGCGCCTCCATTTACGATTGGTTCAAGACGCGTGACGGTAGCGGCGTGTTGGCTTTGGCACCGATGCCGCCAAAGACGGCTGAGCCGATCCCGGATGCGTTCTGGGAGTTCATGCGGTTCTATGCATTGCCCGGCAAGCCCTCCGTTTCCGAGGCACATAAGGATTATCTGGAAAGTGCAAAGAAGCGCGTAGGCGTGCAGTTGATGACGTTGTCGCTGGACCAGGTCGATCGCATCCTTCGCAAGAAACTCAGCAATATCGAACGCAGCGTCGGGCGCGAGGGCATTCTCACGCTGCGTTCGCGCATGGCTTATATCACCCGCACGACCGACGATATGTTGCCGACGTCGGTCTATACCGCTGATGGTAAGACCTTCGACGCAGAGGTCGCGGACCCTGTCAGCCGCAAACCCATGCGGCCTGAAATTACCTCCGTCCTCGATGTCGCCACCCGCAAATGCGTCGGATATGCGGTTTCGCGAAAAGAGAACGTGATCGCGGTCACCGAGGCGCTGCGCCGCTCGTGCTCGACCTATGGCATCTGCGCGATGTTCTACACTGATCGCGGCGCGGGCTACAAAAACAAGACTTTTGATGGGCGGGATGGTTTCGACGTCTTGGGGCTGATGGCGCGTCTCTCCATCACGAAAATGCACGCATTGCCCTACAACAGCCAAGCCAAAGGCATCATCGAACGCTTCAACCACGTCTGGAACGACCTCGCCAAACGCATGCCCACCTACATGGGGGCCGATATGGACAAAGAGGCCAAACAGGCGATCCACAAAGAGACCCGTGGCGAGATCAAGCAATTTGGTGAGGCACGCCGCCTGCCCAGTTGGCAGGATTTCATCCAAGCGGTGGAAAAGACGATCGCGGATTACAACGATCGCCCGCACTCTGGTCTGCCGCGCTATGAAGATCCTGCCACGGGCAGTTTGCGGCATATGACCCCGAACGAGGCTTGGGCGATGCATGTCGCCAAGGGCTTCGAGGCGGTCACAATCCACCCCGACGATCTCGACGATCTGTTCCGCCCCTACGAGCTGCGCACGGTCAGCCGCGCGCAAGTCGAGTGGAACACCAACAAGTATTTCCATCAGGCGCTCGAGCGGTATCACACCGAGCGCGTGGTCGTCGGCTACGATCTACATCAGGCCGACAAGGTGTGGGTGCGCGAATATGATGTCGCGACCGGTCAGCCGGGTCGTTTGATCTGCGTCGCGATCTTCATGGGCAATGCCACCCGCTACATCCCACTTACGGTCGAACAGAAGGCGCTCGAAGATCGCAACAAAGGTGCGCTCAAGCGGCTTGATCGTCACCGTCAGGACAAACTGGCCGAACTCGACACGCCCTATCTGTTGGATCACCAGCCGGTCGAGATCGCCGACTACATCGACCTTACACCCGCGCCCGCTCAGGTTTTGGCTCCCGTTTTGTTGTCGATCGACAACGCGGGCGAGGCTGCTGTGTCACCCATGCCGCCGCGCCGCCGCATGTTCCGGTCAGATGAAGAACTGGCGGCTTGGGCGCTGCAGCACCCAGCGGACCTATCCCCCAATCAGATCCGGGTTCTCCGGGACTGCGTGAACGATTCAACGGCCCGCAAGGTGCTGGAGATGTCGGGCATCGACACGGAGGCGCTTCGAACCCTCCTCCGTGCCGCTGCATGAAGACCAGAAAAGTCAACGATTTCAGGAATGAGGAAGAGCATATCATGAAACCCACTTTTGTCGAGACGGAGAACGTCAGGGAGTTTTATGGCGCGTTGAAGCGCGTGAACGAGCGCGGCGCTGTCGAGGCCTGCCTCGTGGTTGTCGACGGGCAACCCGGCCTTGGGAAGACTACCACGATCCGCCATTGGGTGGCGCAAACGGGCAGCCTCTACCTGCGCGCGCAAAAGGGATGGGATTACAGCTGGTTGATCCAAGAGGTGCTGACCTCAATGGGGATCGACGCCAAGACCATTCGCGGCAAACGGGACCGCTTTGCGCGGGTGCTGGAAGAACTGTCCGAACGTGCCTCGCGCGCGGTGTTCGAGAATAAGACCTTTGGTCTGGTGATCGACGAATGCGACATGATCTCAAACCGGGCCGAGATCATGGAGGCCGTTCGCGGGATTTCCGATCTGCGCTACATGCCCACGATCCTTGTTGGCATGGGCAGCCTGCGCGATAATTTGCGCCGCTTTCCCCAGATCGAAAGCCGCGCACCCAACAAGGTGAGCTTCCGCCCAGCTTCGCTCGAGGATGCACGCGCCTTGATCGATGCGCGCTGCGAAGTGCCGGTCGCGCCCGATCTGACGCAATTTGTTCACCAGCTTTCCAAGGGCTTCAACCGCGAAATCCTTGAAGCGATTGCACATATTGAACGCTTCGGCATGCGCGCTGATCCGGGGCCGGAAGGCATCACGATGGCCGATATGGCCGGACAGGTCGTGATGAATGATCGCAACACCGGCAAGCCGATCCGTGTACCGGGGGCTGCGTGATGGTTGATCGTCATCATCCCGGTTTGGCTCCGACCGCATTGCTGAAACGGCTTTCCGGTGGCGTTTGCCTGACGACGGATCAGTTGGCCGCTGACCTGGACCTGACCAAACGTCAGGTTTCTGACGCGGCCGCCAATTTGCTGCGCCGTGACTATCTCGAACGGATGGCCGTTGGCTGCTACCAACTGACCCCTGCTGGCATCAAGGCAGCGGCAGATAGTGTCGTGATCAAGTCTGGCCCCAAAGGGCCGCGCAATCGCGTCCCCGAGTTCCGCGACACTCTGCAACAGCGCGCTTGGACGGCGATGCGCAACCAGTACGCCTTTAGCATTCCCGATATCGCGCTCCATGCCGCGAAGCCGGGTGATGAGAGGGCCGAAAGGACCATCGGGCGGTATTTGCACCTTCTGGAAGCAGTTGCCTATGTCGAAGTATCGCCCCATCGCGTGCCTGCAGCGGCACCGACGAGCAATGGCCACAAGTTCTATCGGGTGCTGCAAAACACTGGCCCGCGCGCACCCGCAAAGCTCTCTAAGGCTGTCGGTATTCACGATTTCAACTTGAAGAGGGATGTGTTGTGCAGCCCGCTTTGAACCTCAATTTGCCCGAGCCGGAATGGATCACCTTGCTGCGTCTTGAGCAGGCGAAGGGCAAATCCATCAGCCAGATCGCGCGCGAAACCGAAATGAAGCGCCCGTCTGTGTCGATGCTGCTGTCGGGCACCTATCCCGCGCAAAGCCTTGATCTGGCGACCAGCAAGCACGGCTCGCGCATCCTCAAGCTCTACCGCGACCAGGTGCTTTGCCCTCACCAGCACCGAGGCCTCGAGATCGCCAAATGTCGCGCGCTCGCGTCCGCACCGATGTCCACCTCGGATCCCGATCAAATCTCGCAGTGGCGCGCATGCCGCCAGTGCGCCCTGAACCCCCACAAACCGGAGAAAGGCCAATGACCAGAGCGACTTTGGTGGACGTCATGGACGCAATCGACTGGTCGCCCAAGGCCGTCCGCTCGATCAACTCCATGCTCGAATTTACGCTTCAGGACGAAGGCGGCGCGGCCGTCATCATGGCAGCTGCCCTGATAGTTGCCCGCGAGTTTCCCGCAGAGCAGCGGGGCGCTGACAAAGCCATCGAGCAGATTGGCACCGAGTTTTCCGAACTGATTTCAGAGGCGAGCAGGTTGATCGCCTTGAAGAAAAAACGCCCGGCGCTGTGCGTCGTTGGCGGCACCGACACCCAAAACAAAGGAACTTCCCATGACCGCGCAACAATCTGAATTCAAACCGGCATCCATTCCTGACGGCAAGATCCTCGTGGGTGAGAAGCCCTACATGTCTGACGCCAGAGGGGCGCTTTTGCCGATCGACGTCATCAAGCCGCAGCACCTTCTGGAAGATCAGATGGTGCGCGGACAGTTTGGCTGGTTTCTCGGCCTCGTC